GGATGACAACCGCTACTCTTTATTTGACAAAAGGAACATATAAAGATAATAAAAAGGTTATATTTCATGAAATATTTCCAATCGGATTATCTGGATTAAAATTTAGCAGCAGTGCAAGTGCGGCCACTCCTCAATATGCATCTGCTAGATTTTCATACACTTATTATCGATTTGATCCAGATCCTGGCAATCCAAGTTGACTTTATTTACTATTGTGTATACTTAAATTATGAATTTTGATGAATTAAAACAACAAGTACAAGAAGATCTCAAGATAGATTCCACGGAACTTGCCATTGAATCTGTAAATACTCCACAGATTCATAACAAGTATCTACTGTTCCTTAAGAAGCACAAGGAAGCCCTTGCAGAGGACGAGAGAACCCTCCGTGTCATGAAGAAGTACAAGTGGCTCTACTACACAGGAAAGCTGTCTAAAGAGGAATTAGATCAGTTTAAATGGGAGCCATTTGACCTAAATATACTGAAGACTGATGTTGATAAGTTCATTGACGCAGATGATGATGTTATCAAACTGGAGCGTCAAATCACGGAAAAGAAAGAACTAGTCAGCTACTTGGATGGCGTAGTAAAGATAGTCGCAAATAGACAATGGAATATTCGTTCAGCGATTGAGTGGATCAAGTTTAGTCATGGCCAATGAAGAAGTAAAAATAGAAAAAATAGATGGTACATTCATCAAAGTTCATTGCGAAAATTCAGTAGCAAAAGAGATATCCGATTACTTCACATTTAAGGTTCCAAACTCACAATATTCCCCAGCATTCAAGCGAAGAGTATGGGATGGTCAGATTCGCCTATTCAATTACTTTACTCGTAAGATCTATACTGGTCTGAGAAACAAGGTAGTTCAGTTTTGCCTTGATCGAAACTACGAATGCAAATTTGAAAATTTTAAGGAAGAATTTTTTGAAGATTATAAGTCTTTTATTGATGCTCTACCTCTATACTCAGATTCTGGCCAAATCAAGCTCAGAGACTATCAGCAGAGGGCGGTGGAGATGGCTCTTGATCATAAGCGTAGCCTACTGATATCTCCAACTGGTAGCGGCAAGTCTCTTATCATCTACACTATACTAAGATATCTTCTAAGCAAGAATAAGAAGATTCTTGTCCTTGTTCCTACCACAAGTCTAGTTCACCAGATGCGTTCAGACTTCATTGAATACTCTGGCAAAGACTGGAATGCAGATAAGAACATTCATATCATCTATGCTGGTAAGGACAAGGAAACTACAAAGCCCATAGCAATATCCACATGGCAAAGTGTTTATGATCTTCCAGAAAAATTCTTTGCCGAATATGATGCTGTTATTGGCGATGAATGCCATCTATTCAAGGCTAAGTCGCTTGTTCGCCTAATGAATAAGCTCAGAAACTGTCATGTTCGCATTGGGACTACAGGAACGCTTGATAATATCCAGGTACATAAACTAGTTCTTGAAGGACTATTTGGCCCACCGATTCGTGTTACAAGCACAAAAGATCTAATCGATAATAAAGTGCTTTCTAATCTTGATATCAATTGCATTCAATTGAAGTACGCAAAAGAAGAATGCGATACGATGAAAAGAAAAACATATCAAGAAGAAATAGATTACATTATATCACATGAGAGAAGAAATAAAGTTGCAGAAAAGCTTTGCGCTTCTCTCAAAGGAAATACTTTAGTTCTATTCTCGCAAGTTCAGAAGCACGGTCTTCCCTTCTTCGAATCAATACAAAAAACTTGCACAGATAAGAAGTGTTACTTTATTTCTGGAATGACTGATGCTGAAGATAGAGAAGAGATTCGTAAAATTGTGGATAAGTCAGAAAATTCTATTCTCGTTGCATCTTATGGAACTTGCAGTACTGGCATAAATATCAAGAACATTCACAACATTGTATTTCTTCATCCTTCAAAGTCTGTTGTGCGTGTTCTTCAGTCTATTGGTCGTGGTTTGAGAATGTCAGAAACAAAAGATCGTGTAATGGTTTTTGATTTGGTTGATGATTTAAGACACAAGAAATATCGAAATCATGCATTCAATCATTTTCTTGAACGAATAAAAATTTACGAAAGCGAATCTTTTTCTTTTAATTTAGTCCCGATAGATCTTTGAGGAGATAAATAGTCATATGGAAACTACTTGCAGATTGTTTAAGCTGAGAAGTGGTGAAGAAGTTCTCGGATTATTATCTGGGGAGAATGATTCTACTATTAGCATCTTAAGACCAATGGTGATTAAGACGCATATATCTCCAGATTCTTTTGGAGTAACTAGAGAAATAACACTTCTGAGAAACTGGCTTGAATTTACAGATCAAGAGCATATTGATCTTCCAAGAGATCATGTTGCTTCTGTTTTAATGCCATCTGAGAGTACAGTTGTTTTATATCAAAAGTCTTTGAAGACTGAAGAAAAATATAAAGAATCTCTCAAACAAACAGAAGAAAAAACAAAAGATATAATGGAAAATCCAGAAGGATTGCAGGATATGTTAAATTCATTATTCAATGATATTATTGAAGGTGATATTCAAACAATTGAACCAAAAAATCCTTTGGCAAAGCCACCTTCAATGCCATTTCCTTTTATGAATACAAATACAAATGTAGGAATGTTCTTTTCGATTCCTCCCGATGTATTTCAGGATATGATCGAAAACGGTCTTTTAGATTTTGATATGTTTGGTTCTTTACGCGATGATGAGGAAGAAGATCTTTTGATTCCTGAAATGGAATTCCTCACAGATAAAGAAAAAGAAAAGATGAAAAGAAAGGGAATTAATTTGGAAGACTTCCCTGATGATCCTCGTAAGTATATCGATGATATATCTGAAGATACTAAAGAGTAACTAATTAGTTATAAATTCCCTTGTTGATCGCCTACACAGCGAAGCTTACTGGGAAACCCGAATTTTGTCAATTGATTTTTTCTGGAATTATGATATTATTTGGCAATGAGAAAAAAGAAAAAAATAGAAGAATCTGATGACATAATAGAACCAGATTTAGAGCCAATAATAAAAGAAGAAGAAAATTCGCATTATGTAGATAATAAAGAATTTTTGGCTGAGATGATAAAATGGAAAAAACGATATAATGCAGCTGAGGAATCTGGAAGAAAAAAACCTCCTATTTCAGATTACATAGCAGAATCTTTTTTAAAGATAGCAGAGCATCTTTCCTATAGACCAAATTTTATGAACTATCCCTATAGAGAAGAGATGGTTGGTGATGGGGTAGAAAATTGCTTGATGTATGCTCATAATTTTGATCCAAATAAATCAAAAAATCCCTTTTCTTATTTTACCCAAATCATATACTTTGCATTTTTAAGACGCATAGAAAAAGAAAAGAAGCAGTCTTATATCAAGTATAAGATAATGGAAGATAATGCCGATGAAAAATTTCATCGATGGTTTAAAGAAAATTATTTTGCAAAAGATAGTTCAGTTAGCTTCAGAGAAATTTTTAGTCTTTCAGAAAATGATGTAAATAAATTCGAAGACACAAAAGTTAAAAAGAAGAAAAAGAAAATAAAAAGTCGCAAATGAAAATTGCAATAATTAACGATACTCATTTTGGCGCAAAGAATGATTCTCCAGTTCTTTTAGAACATTTTATTCAGTTCTTTGAAAAACAGTTTTTTCCATATTGTGTAAAACATAATATTGAGCATGTGATCCATCTTGGAGATTTCTTTGATCGTCGTAAGTATGTTAATTTTAATACTCTGAATCAGGTTCGTACTCGCGTTATTGAACCTATGGAAAAAATGGGTATGTCGATGCAAATAATTATCGGCAACCACGATACCTATTTTAGGAATACAAATAAAACTAATTCTCCACAAGAACTTCTTGAAAAGTATTTTCATATTGAAGTGGTAAATGAACCAAAGGAACTTATATACCCAGATGTTTCTATTGGTGCTGTTCCCTGGATGTGCGAAGATAATATGGATGCCTGTGTTGAATTCATAAAGAACACAAAAGCTCATATTCTATTAGGCCACTTTGAGATCGTTGGATTTGAAGTTCTTCGTGGGGTATATCATGATACCGGACTTCAAAGAGAAATGTTCGATAAGTTTGAAACTGTTATGTCTGGGCATTTCCACCTAAAATCAAGACACAAGAATATCGAATATCTTGGTACTCAGTATCAAATGGGATTTACAGATGTCAACGAACGAAAAGGATTTCATGTCTTTGATACCAAGACTAGAGATCTAGAATTTATCCAGAACACAGAAGAGCTGTTTCATAGAATCGTTTATGATGATTCTCTATCTGATGAACTTGAGAAACTTGACTTTCCGAGTTTCAAAGATAAGTATGTGCGGCTGATTGTCCAGAGAAGAAATAAGCCAGTATTTTACGAAAAGTTCATGACGAAGCTGAATGAAGCCAAACCATATGATGTAACTGTAGTAGACGAAGAAATTGAAATAAATTATTCGTCTATTGATATTGATATGAATATGGATACAATAACGATGATCTGCAAAGAGATAGATGATCTATCCGAGATCACGAACAAGGACGATATTAAGAACATCATTAAAGATCTTTATCAAGAATCCCTTACCATAGATGATTAACTTTAAAAAGATTAAATTCAAGAATTTCGGCTCATTTGGAAACACCTTTTCTGAGATTGATTTCCAGAAAAGTCAAACAACTCTTGTCAGCGGATCAAACGGAAACGGTAAGTCGTTTGCGTTTCTTGATGCAATTACATTTGCCCTCTTTGGCAATCCTTTTAGAAACATCAATATACCGCAACTTGTAAATAGCGTAAATAAAGGTAAGTGCCTAGTCGAACTAGAGTTTGAGATCAACAAGACTGAGTATATGATCCGACGCGGCCTTGCCCCAAAGATCTTTGAGATCTATAAGAATGGGGAGATGATAGAGCAAGCAGCCAAGACTAAAGATTACCAAGATATGCTTGAGAATCAGATCCTCAAGATGAATAGAAAGACTTTCATGCAAGTCATTATTCTTGGTAAGTCTTCGTTCGTTCCTTTCATGGAATTACCCCCGGCTGATCGCCGCCAGGTTATCGAAACGATCCTAGATATTGATGTCTTCTCGTCAATGAACTTGATCCTAAAGGGCAAGCTTTCACAGATAAGGGAGAGTATTAAGATTAATAAGCTTGACCAAAGAGTTATAGACGAAAAGATAAAACTTTATGAAACTAATCTCAAAAATTTACAATCCAACATGGAGAAG